ACTCAGTTTCCCAGTCACGATCCGGGCGGCCAAGGATAACGGTCGTGCCTTTGTAGTCATCTTTACAGTGCGGGTTCAGCAGACCAACGTCGATAGTTGACGCAGCCTGCCACTGAAACGGCGTAGTTTCGGAAGTGGTCTGGGCAAAAACAAACGTCCTATCTTCAGTAAACAGCAGCACCTGACCGTTGTTAGAGTGAATGCCACGAAACTGAGTCGTGGCCGAATCAGGCGCAAAGAACTGCAGAGGGTTTGGCTCCACTGCGCCAATGTCCGAGTAATAGACACGGTATGCGGTAGTGCCAACAGTTGCCTCGCTCATCCACAGGAACCGGCCGTTGATAAACGCCACGTCCGCCATTTCTGACGGAGTGACACCGAAAATTGTGGCCAAGTCAATCGCCGTGACCGTAGACGCCTTGTCCATGCTGAAAGCATAGTCTTTATTCAGGTTAGCCCATGCAGGAGCAACAAACGCCAGATATTCGCCAGACGATGCAAAGCGGCCGTAGTCAGTACGAGTAACCGATACTCCAGTATTTGGAATTGAGCGCGAAGTAATATTAGCCCCGTCAGTCGTGTACAGCCGATTAGCTACGCAGAAGTTAACTTCGCCCAGACTATACGAATGCGCGAACTGATACGACTGCGTTGTCACATCTCCGCTCAACTCACCGGAAACAGTACCGGCGCGATGAATCGGCCCGCTGATTCCTGCAGTAGGGAACAGCGAGAAATCCGACAGAGCATCGCCAGGCTGCTTAACCGGGACCCAGTTAGCGCAGCGCTGAGCGATGTTCTTTTGCGACTCTCCGGCGTAGAAGCCGTTGAGCGGTAGTTTAGTTGCCATTAATACTCCGTAACATCACCAGACAGCGACCCGGTGCCTGAGAAGTCTCGAATGTAAGCTTTTGCTGGGGCGGTAGCCTGAACGCCAATAATTGAACCAATAGAGCGGCATGAATCAAGCCACATTTCAGCGGCCCCAGACCAAACGCCAAACGCACCATAATCAATAGAACCGCCATTGTAAGTATCACCAGCAGAGTCACCTGCAACTGAACCGAAGTGCCAGACTTGAGTGTCATCTGAAACATGACCAGCATTTGTGCCGACAGAACCTCTCCAGTCCCCGCCGATGTCGATTGCCTTCACGCCGTCATGTATCGTTATCCCATTATTGCTCGTTGACGTTGCAACTAATCCGTTCTCATAACCTGAGCAATTAACAAACAAACCAGAGGGAATGACTGATCCGTTTTTATGAATATTGAAGCCGTCTTTGCCATTTTTTGAAGCCTCGCAATTAAACGCCGCAAACATCCCGCAGCCGAAAATTTGAAATCCATCAATAGGCGTTAATGATGCTGACTGCCCCGAAGCAGCAATAAAAGCATTGCACTCCTCATGGACTACCTTATTTGTACTGCCTTGATTGATTGAGAAGCAGCCGGAGTTACCTCCGTAAAAATCAAAGCCCTTAAAATATATCGGCTGGTTCGAGTAAAATGATGCACCCTTTGCATCCACCGTTACTCGGTGCGTCGAGTTTGATACAACCTCATCACCGGACGCATGAATGTAAACCTTAACATTATCAGTGAAAAAACTATTCGGTGTTGCTGCGCAGTCAGACAGGCTTGCTACTGTATCAAGTATTTTTGGAGTGCCGCCTTCCTCTGCCTGAACAAATGCAAACTGAGCGTTAGACCGCGTGGCCTCATATACCTGCGAGTGCGTAGCATTAACAGACCATGAAAGATTATCGTAAACCCCCACTTTTGACCTGCCATAAACAGACTCGATGCAAATTGGAACTGTTAGCGATTTCACAGTATTGTTGTCGCACACGCTATACTGACGATAGTAATCACCAGATTTCACAAGAATGCGAGATGCTACCCCCGCCGTCTGAGCCTGTGATACAGCCTGACCAATGCCTTTTCTTGCCGTTGCCCATGACAGGCCATCGCCATCTGATGCGACGGAAATATCAACATAAATTATGTTTGTGAACTGACTAAAGTCGATCAAGTCCTCAGGCTTTAAATTACAGTCATATTGATTGCCAACCTTATAAGCAATCACATCTGGAAGCGACTCTGGCCAGTTGAAGCCTTCTGGAATTGTTGCGCTTTTCCCTTGAGACAACATACCGCCAATCTCATCCGGACTCATCCCGCCGGTTTCGTCGTAAAAACTAAGCGGGTGGATATCCTCCAGCTTCTCAGAGTCGGTAACTTCGATTGAGCCTGTGCCAGAAGCACCAGCCACGACAAAGCGCCAGTCAGTGATAATGCCAGAGACTTTGAACGTAGCCACTTCGGTGTCGGTCAGGTCAACTTTGCCCATCGGCTGCCAGTTGTTCGAACCTGACACCTTATACTGAATGGCAACGTATCCGCTGTCGGCCTGAGTGAAGGCCACATACACATTATGCGTGGTGCTGTCGTTTGTGCCGCTTACTGTTACGTCAGAGGCTAAGAACGTGCCGTTTGTGATTGGTAGGGTTAACGTTTTCATTAGTTCAAGGCCTCTACAATAAGGTTAATATCAGTGACAGTAATATTGTTGGTTGCTGTCGCGTTTTCTACGAACAGCTCGATATAGTCGGTGTCTGCCAGTGTCGTGATCACCTGACAGATGCAGTTTTCAATTCTACCCGCTGAACTGGTAGTCACATAGGTCTCGGACTCGTTGATCTCAGTTCCGTTCTTCGCAATGTAGACTCCGATTGCGTTGTTGTTGCCAGAGGTAAGGCTAACCGATGCGGTGATTTTGAAATCACGCATGATAGAGCCGACGTACTGCGCACGGTTGTCGGTAACCGTGAATCGCTGCGATGTTGCAACCTCAGTTGTTGTTCCCGCTGCTTTAACCGGAGTGTTGATTGCGGAAATTGTGGTTGCTGCGGCGTTGTTGTGCATGTAGTAGCCAGTTAGCGATGCAGAGTTAACAACCCCGCGACACTCTCCCCAGCGGGCCTTGTTGTCGTCGTATGTCACGCCAGCAGTATATGTACCAGATCCAGAGAAGTTTAAGGTATCAAAAATGTAACCCTCAACCGGAATTGAGGCAGATGTAGAAACATCAATGCCAGTCTGTCCAGCACCGACGATCATAGAGCTGTAGCTGATACGGAGTCGGCGTCCAATGGTTGCCGTTGACGGGATCGTTATAATGGTTCCAGTAGAGCCAAGGAACAGTGTATCGCTTAGTGCAATCGTTCCAAACGTGCCATCAAACACCAGTCCAGACGCGCCAAGGAATGCCATAGACGAGACAACAAAGTTGCTGTAGTTCTTAATGGTGCCGATGCTGTCGGACACCAAATTGACACCGTACCAGTCAAGCGCCTGGTTAGAGTTTCCGGTGGCATCAAGGTTAAAGATAACATCAGCCTCTAAGGTGATGTGACGGATAGGCATTGAGTACTCACTGGAAATCATAGCAGTGCCAGTCAATCCAGTGGATACGATGCGCGCATTCTCAGAGCTAGGGCCAAGAATAACAGTGTTAGCACCGCCAACCAGTCGCGAGCCAGCAAGGTCAATGGTTGTGGTGAAATAGTACGTTGTGTTTGCCGCCAGCGTGATAACACCAGCAACCGGATCAGGGAGGTCGTCGATACTGGAGACAAGCACAAAATAAGGACTGTCAGAAGGCAAGCCAGACCAGAATACATCCTCGTCTTTTGGAGCTCCCGCCCGATATGCCAGGAACCTATCACCGCTCTGATACGGTTTTGCATCCAGCGACTCTACCGCGTTAACTCGAATGCGAGCCATTAACTAACCCCCAGGACAATGGTGCCGCCAGTTGTGCCCAGTCCGAGAACATCAACGGTCTCGTCTGATTCGTTGTAATAACGCTGGATAACTCCGCGCTTGTTGTTTCCAGAGCCGATAGGCATTCGGTTAGGATGCTTCCAAGGCGTGATAGGTGAAACACCCTTCATAATCGTCTGGGCGCCTGCAGATGCCTGAAGCGCCAGCTTGTCAGATACCTGAATACCCAGAGACTCGGAACGGCGGAATGCCAGAATTGATGTGATGGCAGACCAGTACGCCCGGTCGATGCCGGTCTCATCCGTGATGGTTGAGTTGAAATCATATGACAAATCAAGGCCGTTCCCGTACATCTCGCCGAGAATATCCTGCAGCTCTGCGAATGTTTCGGAAATGTTAGACGCTTCAATATTTCCGCTAAAGCCGATCTTTGCCAGCGCCTTGTCTACAAGCTCTTGATTAGTTGCCATTGACTCCAAGCTCCTGCTTCAGTGTTTTGATGCGCTTATTCTCCCAACCTTCAATGCCAGCTTCTTTTGCGGCAGCCCGGATTTCAGCAACACTCATTTTACCAGAACCGTTGGTATCTATCACCTCAGTCTTTTTGCCGCGCACAATATCGAACGGGTCGCCCCATCCGTCTTTTGCTGCAGATTCCAGTTCGTCATCACCAAACAGCTTATGATCAAGTTTTACACCTTCCAGCGTAACCATAGAGCCAAGTTTATACAGTCGCTTCATCATTTACCCTCAAGTAAAAACGGGGGCCGAAGCCCCCGGTCTATCAGTTGATAGTAAACATACCGTTACGGCTTGGATCGTGACTGGGAAAC